GGGGCCGTCAATCTATAATGCCCCGCTGGTAAATGTACAGAACATGACCGTCCGTAGTGACACAGATATCGACGCCATTAGCCGTCAGCTGCATCGCCATATCCAGACCAACACCAGGGCCAGGGGAGGAAGGTAAACATGGGCGGTTTTACTTTCGCCGGAGAGCATTCCTCCACGTACCATGTCCGATTGCTCAAATCGCCGCTATCGATCCTGCCAGGCACGCGGGATAAAATAATCACCCTGTCGGGTCGCCACGGTGCGCTGCGGATGCTGCCTGATTTAGGAGAGCGCCACCTGAGCCTCGAATGCTGGCTGGAGGCCGAGAGTATAACAGAGCTGCACGAGCGCGCGGAGCGTGTGCGTGCCTGGCTAAACCCGCTGCGGGGTGAGCAGCAGCTGATTCTGGACAGCGTACCAGAGAAGTACTACATGGCTGCTTACGCTGGTTGGGGTATGGGTGCGGAGATAGTTTCTCAGCAAGGGAAGTTTGCTCTGGACTTGGTGTGTGCTGACCCGTTCTCCTACGCTGTCGTCCCCGACATAGTAACGGTAACTACGTCATCCTACGCTCACAACCAACGCGGCTCTGCCCCGGCTGAGCCGTTATTCAGATTGCAGGGCACATCCCTTGGTGGCGCACAGCGGCTGACTGTGCAAGCGGGCACCCAAATTGTAAGTTACAGCGGGGCATTGGCCACAGGTGACTGGTTGGAAATTGACTGTGCGGCTAAAACTGCTGTGCGAGTGTCCGGGCAGACGCGGACTCGCGTCCTACATCTGCTCGAGAAGCCCATTTTCCCGCAACTTGCACCCGGATTCAATTCGCTCGTTGTTGCCGCAACAGGGGGTGCCTCGTGGTCCAGGCTGGAAGTGCACTGCCGCAACAGATGGTTGTAAGGAGGTGTTCTTATGGCGG